CCTCTCTTGGTAGAAATGAGGAACACTGATAAAAGAGACTTAGTTATATTTACTAATGATATGGATAGCAATGTGGCCTCAATGCTTGTTAGTTTACATAAAAGCAAAGCCTTTAACATTGTTATTATAAAAGCACCTACAATCTTTCAAAACTATGTATTTGAAGATTTTGCAAAATGTACCGGTTCAACAGTAGTTGAAGACTCAAGCGGTGTTTCATTCAAAAGTTTACAATTAAAACACCTAGGTACTTGTGATAAAATAGAAGTAGATTCAGAAGATACAGTACTTACCGGTATTCAGGATATTACCGAACACATGGATTACCTTAGAACCAAAGGTGATGATGATAGTTTGTACCGCCTAGCATACCTTTCAACTAAAAGTGCAGTATTAAAATTAGGGTCAAATAGTCAAACAGACCTTTCGTACAAAAGACTAAAAGCAAATGATGCTAATCGTTCTACTTATTTAGCATTACAATATGGAGTAGTAAGAGGAGGAGGAGTTACTTTATGGGATATAGCTAACTTATTACCAGACACAGATGCCGGTAAAGTGCTCTGCAAGGCCCTGAAAGCCCCGCTAGAGCAAGCAAAAGCAAACTATGGTCTAGATATCAACTCATACACAAACCTTATCACAGAAGACATAGTAGATTCTGCTATGGTAATCAAAAGAGCAGTAAGAAATGCAATAGGAGAAGCCTCAACTATTCTAACTACACCTTCTTTGATATTTACACCAGAATTAACGGCAGATGAAATGCAGTTTCAAATAGCAATGAAGCAACAAAACCCATTCTCTCAATAATATGTTTAACCTATTTAAAGTATGCAAGTTCTGCAAAAAAAGACGCTTCTATGTCAATTATAGAAAGTTTACTTTGCCTTATGTAAATATAAAAACAACTACTAATGAAAAGATGTGTGCCAAGTGTTGTAAATTATTAGATAAATTAAAAAACAATGAGAACATATAAAAAAGATAACGAGTTGATGACATTATTAAAACTTGATGAAATAAATCGTATTATCTGTGATACGAATATGGGTACATTAAAGCTTCGTATCAGAAAAGGAGAAAAAGAGTATGGTTTTGTATTAGATTCGGTTGAACTAGATAAAGAAACTAATTATCAGTTATTTGAACTACTTTATCCTCCTACCAACAAAGAATTAAAAAATATTCCTACAAAAAGCAATTCTATTGAGGATAAAATTAAAAATGAGATTATGAAAGAAAAAAAATCTAAAGGTCGTCCAAAAGGTTCTAAGAATAAAAAATAATGAAAATATCTCTTATAAAACCTTATGAGAAGAACGCTAAGAAACATTCTAAGAAACAGATACAGCAACTTGCTAATTCTATTAAGGAATTTGGTTTTAATCAGCCAGTTGTGGTGGACAAAGATGGAGTGCTTATTGTTGGACATGGAAGACTTGAGGCTGCGAAGTTTTTGGGTTTTAAAGAAGTACCTGCAATCACACTTGACATCTCAGAAGAGAAAGCGAACGCATACAGACTAGCCGACAACAAGCTAAACGAATCCGAGTGGGATATGAAATTAGTGATAGATGAACTCAAAAATCTTAATGTAGACATATTTGACCTTACAGGGTTTGATAAAGATTTAATTATAACTTCAGTTGAAATTGATGTTGCCGGTAATCTCATAAATGAATATAAGTTAGACACTGATAATGTTACTGCATTTGCTACTAATCAAGTGATGTTAGTACAATTTTATTTAGAAAAGTATCAGTTAGATAGACTAAGTACGCTAAGAAACAAGATGAATCCTGAGTTGACTATAAAAGATTTTATAATTAAACTATTAGATATATATGAAAATAATTAGGCAAGGAACAAGCGATGAAAAAGCATATAACGAAGTTATTACCAAGAAAGGTTATGAAAGAAAAAACTTTAAACCTGAACCTGGAGAAAAATGGCTTGATATTGGAGCACATATTGGTTCATTTGCATTCATGTATAGGAATATTGGTGTTCATGTAAAAGCATTTGAACCTACAGGAGAAACTTTTGGTATTTTACAAGAGAATACACCCGGTGAAAATTATAACTTTGCTTTGAGCAACTTTGATGGTGAAAGTATGTTATACAGAAACATTAATCATAAAAATGAATGGCGTAATTCTTTAAAAAAAGAATGGCGTAAAGGTGAAAAGGAAATGGTACAAATAAAATTGGTTGACGGATTTATTGAAGATAATATTAATATTAAATTAGATGCTGAAGGTAGCGAAAAAGAAATATTGAATCATTTGGTAGATACTAACTTAATAAATAAGGTTAATAAGTTAGTTTTTGAATGGAGCTTTGACATTAATAAATACGTTCCGGATTATATTAGTGTGTTAAAAAAACTACAACAAACACACACATTATTGAATGTTACAGAAAATCACTTAAACAAGTATTCCATATTAGAAGAATATCCACCAAGCTGGTTCCCAGCAGCATTTAAAGTATTTTGTATAAAAAAATGAAACACTTAATAAAAAAAACAACAACACATAAAGAAACTTTAGATTACATTGGTAAAGATGTAGAAGCCGAAGATACAAAATTAGTAAACCAAGACGGGATTTACTATGATGAAGATACCGGAGAAATTGCATTTGTAATCACAACATTACCAGATGAACATTGGGTAGAATTGTTAAGAGCAGCTTGTTTGACTACAACAAAATCAGTCAATAAAACAACAAGAGCAAGTGGTATGGCCACAGTTGACGCTATTTTTGGTTATAAGCCTCGTAACTCTTTCAGACGTAGTTATTGTTCAAGTTCAGCAATGTCATACAAAGAACCAAAACAACACGAGATATTTGTTGAAGCAGCAGAAGAGATTTCAAAGATTTATAAAAAATTATTACCTGAAAGATATGATAATCATGTAGAAAGTGCAAAAATATTTGATAAGGATTGGAAACTTAATAATACTCCGTTTACTTCTGGAGTTTTAAATGTAAATAACCAATTACCGTATCATGTTGATAGGGGAAATATAGATGGTGTTTACAGTAACATGGTTTCTTTTTGTAGGAATAAGACAGGTGGTTCACTACATATCCCTTTATATGGTCTAAAAATTGATATAGTTGACAAAAAACTAGTTATGTTTGATGGTCAAAATATAGTACATGGAGTTGAACCATTTAAGTTAGGTGATGGTGGATATCGTTATACAGCAGTATATTATTCTTTAAAAGAGATGTGGCGTTGTGTAGCAGTTAAAGAGGAAATACAAAAAGCAAACAATTTAAAAGAAAAAAGATTTAAGTTGAATATTGAAAAACATTAAAAAAACAGATAAAACAACTAAATAACAACATGACATTTACTAAAGGAGACCCGAATATAAACAGAGAAGGTAGACCATTAGGTTCAAGAGACTTTGCTACTGATTTTGACGAGGCTGTTGACGAAATAGCAAAAGACAACAAGATAACAAGAAGTGAAGCAAGAAAAGTATTATTTAAAGTAGCTTACAAGGAAGCTAAAAACGGAAGTTACCCATTCTACAAAGATATACACGACAGGATATACGGAACAGCAGTAAATAAAATTGAGTCAAACTCTAATCTTGATATAAAAGTAGATGTAACTAATCCAAAAGCTTTAGAATTAGCAAATGAATTTGAACAAAAACTAAAAGAAACACTATAAGATGTCTGTTTTAGAAAAATTATCAATCCACGCATTTATAGCAAACAACAACATTCTTACAGAGAATGGAAAACCCTTAGACTTTAAAACACACCGGTACTTGTTTGATATTTATAGGGATAATGCTCCACTCTTATGTTGTTCTAAAGCAGGACAGATTGGATTCAGTACCATGGCAATTATTAAGACACTATGGCTTGCACATAATAGAAACATAAACATAGGCTACATCCTCCCAACATCTGAAATGGTAGAAAAGTTTGTAGGCTCAAAGGTAAATATGATGATACAAGAGAACCCTGCATTCTTAGCATGGGTTAAAGATAAAGATTCTATTAAACAGAAACAACTAGGAAAAAACTCTATCTTTTATTTAGGCTCACAAACAGACCGGTCAGCAATTATGCTTTCCTTAGACCTATTAGTAGGTGACGAATATGATAAGTCTCCACAAGGAACACTTGAAACATACGACTCACGATTACAACACTCAGAATATAAATGGAAATGGTTGTTCTCAAACCCAACTATTCCTAACTTTGGAGTAAGTAAGTTTATGGAACTCTCTGATAAAAAAATGTGGCACATTAAGCATTCATGTAAAGAGATATATGTATTTGATGAGTCATGTATTGACTATGCTACTGAGACTTATAGATGTCCTAAATGCAAACAGGAAATACTAGCAGACAACATTCGCATGGGAGAATGGGTAGCTACAACTCAAGGTAAATGGTCTGGTTACTATATTCCTTTATGGATAAACCCAACAGTAAAAGCAAGTGAAATTGCAGAAAAGAAAAGAGATAAGAGCAAGGAGTTTTTTGCTAACTTTGTAGCTGGAGTTCCTTATATAAATGCTACAAATATGCTTACTCAAGAAATATTGATGAGCAATCTTATTATAGATAGCATGAACCCACAGGATGATAGAATGATTATAGGTGCCGACACAGGCCACAACATTCACTTCACACTAGCAAACAAAAAAGGTATTTTCTTTCATGGTTATTGCCCTAGTGTTGCAGAAAACCCAGTAGTTGGATATGACCCTTATGACGCATTAGATAAACTTCTAAAAGATAACCCAAGAAGTATTCTAGTATCAGACCAAGGAGGAGACTTGATTGGTATAAGAAAGTTACAGCTAAAATACAAAGGAAGAGTATACTTATGTTGGTTTGTAAAAGAAACTAGGAACCAACAAATAATAAGATGGGCAGAAAACGACGAAGAAGGAAAGGTTTTAGTAGACCGGAACAGAATGGTCCAGATGGTAGTAGATGAATGGAAAGAAGAAAGACTACCAATATGGGGTACTTTAGAAGATTGGGAACCTTACATAAAACATTGTCTTAATATTTATAGGGTTAAGGAAGTATCAGGCAAAGACGAAAACGACCCACAATACGGTTGGAGATGGGTATGGAAAAGGAAAGGTCCAGACCACTGGTTTATGTCTACAGTTTACGCACGAGTAGGACTAGATAGATATGCACAAGACTTAGCTACAATTATACACACAAGAGGAGGAGGAGTTCTAAAAGATGTTCCAAGAGCCGGAAACTTTAATATTACTACTCCCTCACATGACACAAGATACTTAGGTATAGATACAAATATATGAAAATAATAATTGAACAAAAACCTGCAAATACTCCAGTATATTTAACACCAGATGAAGTATTGTTATTTATAGAATTTAAAAGAAACTACAAGATAGTTGCTTACATACTAGGTTTTATGGAATCTCTACACTTAGAAGATATGAGAGAGACAAATGTAGTCCTAGATATAGATAAAACAGGCATAATCTCCCACGCAGCAATTACAAAACATTTCCGTTCTTGACTTTTACCCAAAAATATAATAATATACCCTTGTAAGTTATTATCATCTATCTGAACGAACAGACGATGTGTCCCAAAAGGGCATTTCGTCTTTTCTGTTTACATAAAACAAAAATTGGAAAACGACCCATTTAAATTAAACATCCTAGGAGTACAAGACCTCATTGAAACTGAGGTTAATAAAGTTAGCTCTAAGTTTGGAGATGGTGAAGGAGTAACTAGCGACTTTATAGATGCCCTTGATTTAGATATGTCAGATGAAGAACTTCTCACCCTAAAGACAGGTTATGAAAACAAGTCTGCTCCCTATACAGGTAAGATAGAATCAAGACAGAAGGCTAATAAAACATATCTCTTTGGAATGCAGGGGGGAGGCAATAAAACTGTACCAACTAACTTATTGTTTCAGTCTACAGCTACATTTGTACCTCAAGCATTAGCCAAGAACCCAGAACCTGTTGTATGGAGTGATAACACAGAAGAAGGAAAGGTTGCTTCAAGTGATATAAAAACTATGCTTCAGTTTCATGCTGATGTTTTATGTATGCGAAAGAAGCTTGGCGTTATGGTATGGCATTGGTCAGTCTACTTTACCGGAGTACTCAAGTATGGCTGGAACACAGAGATTAATGATGTCTCAATGGAGGTTCGTAATCCTAGGAAGCTTAAACTTGACCCAGATGGCTACATAGATGAATACGGAGACTACCATGGAGAGTTTCTAGGTGACCCAATAGAAAGCACAGCTCAGACACTTATAGACTTATTCCCTAACAAAAAGGAATACATAACAGAAAAAGTTAAAGGTAAGCTTGGTACACTAGTTACTAGAATAGACTGGTGGAATAACAAGTATTGTTTTACTTCTTTTGAAGATACAATACTAGACAAACATAAGAATGAGTTTTTTAATTATGAGGAAGGCAAACCTAATCACTTTGCTATTCCAAAGATGCCTTATACTTTCCTTTCTGTTTTTTCTCTCCAAGAACAACCTCACGACTTTACAAACCTTATAGAACAAAACATTGCAAACCAAGACAGCATTATCAATCGTGAAGCACAGATTGAAAAAAACTTATCTCATGGCAACAACTCAATTATTGTAGATGATAAATACTTTAATGTAGAAACAGCTCATCAAGCCGCTATGGCACTTGAAAAAGGTGACCCTATTCTAGGTAATCCAGACGGAGTTAAAAGAATCCCTGCTAACCCACTTCCTAATGGAATCCTTGAAGCTCAAGAAAGAAACAAACAAACTCTTCTATCAGTTTACGGAACAGAAGGACTAACCGCTCAGGAATCAAACAAAGGACAGACAGCTAGAGGAATGATACTAAACCAATCTTTTGACTCTACTCGTATTGGTGGAGGAGTAGGAGATGCACTTGAGCAAGTAGCAGATAATGCATTCAACTGGCTACTACAGCTATATTATGTGTTTTACGATGAGAAACATTATGCAGCAATCATGGGGTCCGGTCGTGCAGTTCAATATGTTGGATTGATAATGAGTGAACAAAACAGACACTTTGTAGTTAGTGTGTCTCCAAACTCAATGAAGCCTAAAGATGAACTCTCTCAGCAAAACCTTGCTATGGAAAGATGGAAGGGAGGAGCCATTGACCCTATAGGACTAATGAAAGAAATAAATAGTGCAGACCCTATGGAAGATGCAAAGAGATTGGTTATATGGACTTCTAATCCTCAACTATATCTTCAGCAATACTTTCCAGAAACTATGCAACAGCCACAAGATAGTGCTAATCCGCCTAATCCGGCAGATGGAGTACAGACTAGTCAGGTAGCACCAGAGATACCTAACATAAGTCAAGAACCGGCATCAGCTCAATTAAGTAATGTCCCACTTCCAACATGAAACCTAAAACAAAAGCCTTAAGGAGGGCATACATAGGAAGAAATAGGAAAGAGGAACGACAGGTATATCACAAGAATAATAGAGTTTATAAAGGAACAGAGAATATAGGTTCCGGACACAGAGCAGGAGAAGGATGGGGAGCAAGTAAGAACATTGACCCAGAAAGCCCACTAAGAGTTTATTCAGTAGGAGGAAGAAGTCCTTCTTTTGACCAAGGAGTAAGAAATTACAAGACCAAAGCACATAACAGAGCATTAACAAATAAAAAGATAGATAAATTCTTTAACAACGACAAGATTAATGCATTTTTTAACAAATAATATGTGTTGTATCATAACAGCTATCGGAATAGGAATAGGATTATTAATAACAAAATTAACTAAGTAAAATGAGACCAATAGATAAAGCAAATATGACTGCTAAAGCTCCTGAAGGCATAGGATATCATAGTGCAAAAAAATATTTTAAATTAAATCCAAACAAAAAAACAGAAACAAATATTTATAGTAAAGATTATAAAAAAGTTTCTTCAAAAGCCAA